CATAACAAAACGTGCTGCAAACTCTTTACCTTTTTTAGTGCTTAGTGCTTCAATATTCATCACTAATATTTTTAACCTAAAATCTAAGGTAAATAATTTATCAAACTCTTTTTTTAATTTTTGTGTGTGGTTACTTGACCATTGTACCAAGTCGTACGTTACGTGTTCTGCGGTATGTATAGGTACTTCATTTTTTACCCAAGTACCATATACACCCTTAGGTGCTACTATTAATACGTTATATACGTTCCCTTTAGCGTACTGATGTACAAAAGTGTCCACTATAACTTTTGACTTACCGCAACCCATCTCCATAAATAAAGCGTACTCTTTTTTATCGTATGATTGCTGTAAAGCTTCTAACTGATGAGCATAAGGCTCGGTCTTAAATATAAAATCTGTCATCTATCTTGTCTCTAAATCGGTGGTGGTTGTCAATAATATCTTGGAGGGACGACCACCACCTAGTATTAGTAGTTTTGTTTTAAAGCGAGGTAAGGGTTATGGATTAAACCCTATATACTTTAAACCTAATACTTAATACGTAGGTTAGTATAAGTCAAAGTAAAAATAAATAGTTATTGGCACGTTTTATGTCAATAGGTGGTTAATAGCGTTACTAATAGGGCTGACAAACCTTATACCTATAACGTTTATGAGCTCTTGTTATTAAACCTATTAGTATTTTTAACAAATAACTTTATTTTTAAAAAGAAATAAACTAACCTATATATAGGTAATAGGCGTAGGACTCATAATTTATACCTCCAAATATAAATATATAATATCTCGGACTACGCCTTTACCCTTAGAGATAAGAGAGAAGATATGGCAGTATATGTGGTACAAAAACCAGACGAAAGGCAAAACATACTTTCAGCCACCGATTACGGTGAGTTAGTTTTTATATTAGAAGATAATAAATCTAATATGATGTTTAGCCCTAAACCCACTACGTCTAAAATAATGAATAAACTTAAATACTTTAATGATAAAGATTACTTATTATTAATAGGTGACCCTGCTGCGATAGGCATCTCAGTATATTACGCTTTACATTTTAATAGAGGTAAGGCTAACTTATTAAAGTGGGATAACCGTGAACACAGATACTACAATATAGAGGTGAGTATATGACAACTTTAAACGATTTAACTAAAAAAGCTGAAGAGTTATTAGAGCTTGAAAAACTTATGGATAAAGTACAAGCTGAATTAAAAGAAGTAAAAAATAAATATCAAAGGGTAAGTGAGGAAGACATACCCAGTATGCTTAGTGAATTAGGGCTAAGTGAAATAACTATGAGTGACGGTAATAAAATAAGCACGTCACAATATTACTCAGCTAGAATAACACCAGACAAACAAGATGAAGCTTTCGCTTGGCTAACTAATAATGGTCATGGCGATATAATTAAAAACACAGTTTCAGTAAGTTTTGGCAGGGAAGATAACGACTCTGCCTTAAAACTCGCTAGTGAACTACACTCTAAAGGATTAGACCCTGCTCAGAAAAAATGGGTAGAGCCTATGACTTTAAAGGCGTTTGTTAGAGAGCAGGTGGAAAATGGGAACGACCTACCCATTGAAACCTTTAATGTTTATATAGGTCAAAAAACTAAGGTAATTAAAAAATGAACCAAGAAAACTTAAATAATAAAAATGAAATAAGTGAAACTAAAACCACTGACGTTGCCTTAACCTCCAGTATGTTTGCTGAAGATGCGGGTAGTGGCTTAGAAAACGTAACATCAGAGGACATGGCTATACCTCGTTTAAAAATCTTACAGGCTATGAGCCCAGAGGTAAATAAAAACGATGGTAAGTATGTCGAGGGTGCAAGTGCTGGTGACGTTATTAATACGGTAACCAACAACTTATATACTGATGACAACCCACTGGTAGTTTTACCTGTGGCGTATAAAAGATTATTTTTAGAGTGGACTCCTAGAGAGTCAGGTGGTGGGTTAGTAGCTCAACACGATGACGCTTCTATATTAGATAAAACTACTAAGAATAATTTTGGTCAAGATGCGTTACCTAATGGTAATTATATTCAAACCTCCGCTACACACTTTCTATTAGTGATAAATCAAGACGGTAGTTTTGATCAAGCAATGTTGGCTATGGCTGGTACTCAGCTTAAAAAGTCAAGAACTTGGAACTCTATGATGGCTAGTGCTAAAATGAATGTTGATGGTAAAGTATTTACCCCACCTAGTTTTAGTCACAAGTATACTCTTAAAACTGTACAAGAGTCTAACGACCGTGGTACATGGTTTGGTTGGAGTATTACATCAGGTGGTGCGTTATCAAAAGATGAGATGGTCTATTACGAGGCAGCAAAAGGGTTTGCTTCTTCAGTGAGTGGTATGTCTTTTGGCGGTACTACTGACGAGCCTAGCACAGAAGCACCATTTTAATTAAATAAGGGGAGTTTAAGCTCCCCTTTTTTTAGGAGAGACCTTGGAGCTGGCAAAAACATTTGACGATTTATTTAAGGGTTCAGAAAGAGCCCACGGCACTTTTAATGTCGATGAAACTAATAATGGTCAAAAGAAGTCAGGAGTTGCTAAAACTATTAAAACTGTGGGTGCCTCCTTAAAAAATTGGCAAAATCATTTAGAGGGTGTAATCGGCTTAGGCATTATACCTATCAACGAAAATAATCAAGTAAAGTGGGGCGTTATAGATATTGATACGTACTCACTTGATATCCCTAACTTAGTAAAAAAGATAGAAAACTTTAATCTACCGCTAGTGGTCTGTAGGTCTAAAAGCGGAGGTGCACATGTTTTTTGTTTTATGAAAGAGTTTATACCTGCTGGTGATATGCAGGACAAGTTAAGGGAGTTATCGGCTGGTTTAGGTTATGGCGGAGTTGAAATATTTCCTAAACAACGTGAGGTCTTAGTAGATCGTGGTGATATAGGCAGTTGGTTAAACATGCCTTATTTCCAAGGTGCCACCTCTACTAGGTACGCTCTAGACCCCCAGAGCGGTATAGCCCTAACTCCCTCCCAATTTATTAATCTTAGTTTAGAACGTAGCTTAACGTTAGAAGAATTACAAAAACTAACCGTACCTGAAGTTGATGAGTTAGAGGGTGGACCACCGTGTTTAAAAACTTTATTAAAACAAGGTTTCCCTGAGGGTACACGTAACAACGGTTTATTTAATGTGGGGGTTTATTTAAAACAAGCTACGCCTGAAAGTTGGGAAACTGAAATAGAAGAGTATAACCGTAAGTTCGTTATACCGCCGTTACCCGCACAAGAGGTTTTAGGTTTAATCAGTACACTAAAGAAAAAAGATTATAACTACAAATGTAGTGATGAACCCATACGTTCTTATTGTGACGTTAGTAAATGTCGTACTTGTAAGTTCGGGGTAGGCTCTAGTAATACTACGCCTATGTTCTCTAGTTTAGCTAAACTTAATTCATCTCCCCCTTTATGGTTTTTATCTATAGATGATAAACGTTTAGAACTAACTACTGAACAGTTACAGAATCAAACTAAGTTTCAAAGAGCGTGTATGGAGATATTAAATTTGATGCCACCTAAAATGAAAGAGGTTTCGTGGCAGGCTATGATACAAAGTTTAATGGATAGTGGTATGGAGATTATAGAGGTAAGTTCAGACGTATCTACTGAGGGTCAGTTCTTAGAGTTACTTGAATCTTTTTGTACTGATGTAGCCCAAGCGGGTACACGTGAAGAAATATTGTTAGGTAAACCATTTACAGAAGAAGGCACTACATATTTTAGAATAAAAGATTTACGTGAGTTTTTATTAAAGCACAGGTTTACTGAACTAGAAACTAATAAGATAGCCAGTAAGTTAAGGGATTTGAAAGCACAGACTAAGTTCTGGAATATAAAAGGTAGAGGTACTAACGTTTGGTATGTCAAAGCTTTTGAGTATAAAGATGAAACACTAGACGGACATGACTTTGAGGAGCGTGGGTTACTATGACACATAACGTAGTCCTTGGACCTCCAGGTACGGGTAAAACTACTTACCTATTAAATACCGTCGATAAGCTATTTACAGACGGCGTACGCCCCTCTGAGCTAGGTTATTTAGCCTTTACTAAAAAAGCTGCAAACGAAGCTTTAGGTAGGGCTATGACTAAGTTTGATTATGATAAAGATGAGTTACCGTATTTTAGAACTATACACTCACTTTGTTACTTCTGGTTAGGTCTTACTACCGCTGACATACTAGACCGTAAAGCATTACGTGCCTTTAGTGAATTAGTGGGTGAACGTATAGGTAGTGCTTGGGACGGTGAAAATTATATGGCGTTGACTAGTAAAGGTGATAAGATGTTGTTCTTAGAAAACATGGCACGTAATATGTGTATTGATTATAAACAATGTTGGTCACGTTCTGGTTATGATATTAGTTGGTTACACTTTGACTGGTTCTGTAAGAGTTATGTAGACTATAAAGAAAAACATTACTTAAAAGATTATACTGATATGTTATCAGGTTTCTTACATCATAAAAGCACACCACAATTAAAAGCGGTTATAGTAGATGAAGCTCAAGACTTATCACAACTGCAGTGGCGTTGTATATATAAACTTATAGAAAATACTGAGCATGTTTATTTTGCTGGTGATGATGATCAAGCTATTTATACTTGGGCTGGTGCAGACACTGATGAATTTATAAATTTAAAAGGTAAGAATATATACTTAGAGCAGTCTTACCGTGTACCTAAGAAAGTACATGATGTAGCTTTTAAGGTAGTTAATAGAATACAAAACAGAAAGCCTAAAACTTGGTTACCTCGTAGCGAAGAGGGTGACGTTAGTTACCATAAAAGTTTTGAACATATTGATATGTCAAAAGGTGAGTGGTTAGTTTTAGCACGTAATAATTATTTACTAACTCCCGTTGAAGAATACTTAAAAACTATGGGGTACTTCTACTATAAAAACAATAAAGCCTCTATAAGTGAGGTATTGATTCAAGCTATAAAAGATTGGGAAAAACTACGTAGTGGCGGTAAACTAAAAGCTGAGGAAGTTAAAAAGATTTATAACTATATGCGTGCTGGGGTAGGAGTTAAAAAAGGTTATAAAACTCTTAAACAAGCTGACCCTAAAAAAGAACTGGATATCAATAGTTTAAAGCGTAATTATGGTTTACTGGTTGATAAAATATGGCATGAGTGTTTTGATTTATTAGGCGATACTCAAAAAGAATACATAGTTTCATCATTACGTAAAGGTGAAAAAACTATGGACATACGCATACGCCTTAGCACTATACACGCTATAAAAGGCGGTGAGTGTGATAACGTGATATTACTTACTGATTTAGCTAACCGTACTTATGAAGAACTATATAAAAACCCTGACGATGAGTGTCGTGCTTTTTATGTGGGGGTAACTAGAACTAAAAAACATTTACATATTATATCTAGTAAAACTAGGAGAGAGTTCAATCTATGGATTTAACTTTACATTTACTTTGATTATTACTAAAATTTTTATTAGAGACTATAGCCTATGAACATATTTTACGTACATAAAGATCCTGCACATGCTGCTATGTGCTTACCTGATAAACTAGTGGTTAAGATGCCGTTAGAGTCAGCTCAAATGCTTAGTACAGCACACCGTATATATTCAGGAGATGAATATTGTGACATAAACAGTATTTATAAAACAGCTTATAAAAATCACCCCTGTACCATATGGGCTAGGGAAACTAGTCAAAACTATCGGTGGTTGTATTATCACTTTGTTTGTTTATGTTTAGAATATAAAGCTAGGTATAACCGTGAGCATCTTACGTTTACTAAGTTAGCTGATGCTTTAGCTAGTCTACCCTTAAATATAAAGTCAGGTGGTATGACTGAGCTACCACAAGCTATGCCTGATGAGTATAAAAACGATGACCCAGTACAAGCTTACCGTGATTACGTAGTAAATGAAAAAACTTACGCACAGTGGAATAAAATACCTGACAGACAACCAGAGTGGTGGGCTATATGAGTAATTACCCTAAAACTGATTTTAATAACTATATGATAGAGCGTCATAGCATATACGAACGTAGAGCTGAGGGTCAAAGTTACCCTTGGACTGATGACCCTATATTAAATGAGTACAGTTTTTGTAACGTGTACCGTGAACTAGATAGAGTAACCATATGGATACGTGAAAACTGGCGTGAGCCTTACGCTGACCATCCTAACTTACCGTTCGCTATGGCTATGGCTAGGCAAATAAACTGGCCAGATACGTTAGAAGAGATAGGTTTCCCTGAACACTGGAACCCTGAACGTATTAAGGCTATAATGCAGGGTAGGTTAAATAGAAAAGAAAAAGTTTATACTGGGGCGTACATGTTAACTGGTACGTTAGGCGGTACTAAAGTTGAGCAAACTATAGATAAAATACTTACGCCGTTATATGAGATGCCCCCTAGAATTATAAGTAACTCATTAGAGGAAACATGGAAACGTTATCTACCTTACCCTGGATTTAGCGGTTTTATGGCTTATGAAGTAGTAACTGATTTACGACACACTAAACATTTAGAAAACGCTGAGGATATTATGACTTGGGCTAATCCTGGTCCAGGAGCTAAACGTGGGCTAAATAGAATACACGGTAGAGAGTTAGAAAAAAGCATACCTAAAGCACAATTAATTAGTGAGATGAAAGAGTTACTTGATTTATGTAACATGGCACCCTTACCGTTAGAGATGAGGGATATAGAACATTGCCTATGTGAGTTTGATAAGTATGAAAGAGTACGGTTAGGTCAAGGTAAACCACGTGCTAAATATAAACCTAAAATACAGGAGGAGCTGTTATGAAAATTTATATACCTACTCGGGGTAGAGCTGATGACCAAGTTACGTTATCATTTTTCCCTGAAAGTTTAAGAAAAGAAGTTGTACTAGTTATAGACTCTGATGAAGAACATTTATATAAAGATAAATACGATTGTCAGTTTATGGTTATACCAGAAGATATAAAGGGTATAGCTAAAAAACGCCAGTATATACACAAGCATACTGATGATAAAAAGATAGTTATGTTAGATGATGACTTACGTTTTTATATTCGTAAATCAGACAGTGACTGGCATTTACGTTACTTAGAACCTGATGAGTATCCCGCTTTATTCGGTTTACTAGACGTATGGTTAGATGACTACGCCCACGTAGGCGTTAGTGCTAGGGAAGGCAATAATCGTGTAGAAAAACTAGCCGTAGAAAATACAAGGTACATGAGAGTATTAGGTTATAACTTAGATATGTTTGACGGTATAGAATTAGGTAGAGTACAGGTTATGGAAGATTTTGATATTAACCTACAACTATTACGTCAAGGTAAACCTAGTAAGATTAGTTACTATTACGCACAGGGGCAAAAAAGTTCTAATGCTGCTGGTGGTTGTAGTGAGTGGCGTACTATAGATGTTCATAACGCAGGGGCTGAAAAGTTACATAGTTTACACCCTGAGTTTGTTAAGATAGTAGAAAAAGAAACTAAGACAGCTTGGAACGGCATGCCTCGTAAAGATGTAAACGTTCAATGGAAAAGAGCTTTTAACAGCGGTACTGATTTAAAACAAGGAGGATTATTTTAAATGGAAGTTATTAATTGTAGAAACGTAAATGACGGTTTTATTAAGGCGTTAGATAAAATAGAAATAGATCATGTAGTATTAGAAAGTAGGGTAGGTGAAGTTATGGAGTTCCCTACGCCTGTTACTACTGTGTACAAAAACCCTACAGAAAGAGTTCTGTTTGAAGAGATAAGAGACGCTAACCCGTTCTTTCATTTTATGGAGAGTTTGTGGATGTTAGCTGGTCGTAATGATTTAGCTTATGTTGAACAGTATAATAAACGTATGCGTGAGTATAGTGATAACGGTGTTGACCTGCATGGTGCTTATGGGTATAGGTGGATTAATCACTTTGACTTTGATCAAATAGATAGTATTATCAAACGTTTAAAAGCTAGTCCTAATGATAGACGTAGCGTACTACAGATGTGGGATCCTAAAGTAGACTTAAATAGAGACGGCGTAGACGTACCTTGTAATACGGTTATATACTTTAAGGTTAGGGACGGTAAGCTTAATATGACCGTTAGTAATAGGTCTAACGACGTTATATGGGGTACTTTCGGGGCTAACGTAGTACATATGTCTATGCTACAAGAATACGTAGCTAGGTCACTAGGTGTTTCAGTAGGCACGTATTATCAAGTTAGTGATAGCTTTCATGTGTATACTAATATCTTTATAGATATGTGGAAAAAGTTAGCTGAAGATGATGCTTTTGATTTTTATTCTATGAGGCATTATATAAACCCTTATGAAAACAGGGCGTTAAAACCTTACCCACTAATGAAAGTTTCTAAAGAAGAGTGGGATAAAGACTTACATAAGTTTTTACAACGTGAGCCTTTAGGTGATAAAAAGTTCAATGATTCATTCTTTACTAAAGTGGCTTGTCCTTTACAAGATGCTTGGTACTTATATAAACAAAAAGAATATGACTTTGCTTTATCAGAAGTACAAACTTGCAGTTCAGGTGATTGGGCTACCGCAGGTTTTGAGTGGATTGATAGAAGAATAAAATGAGTATTAGGATAGAGCAGTGGTCGTATAGTAGGTTGACCACTTACGAAGGATGTCCTAAGAAAGCTTACTACAGCTGTATAAAAAAGATACGAGAGCCAGGAAATAAATACATGGAACGTGGTAAAGAAGTACATAAAAACTGTGAGGACTATATCAGAGGACACATTGATGAGTTACCTACAGCACAGTTAAAAGATTTTCAAGATGGGTTTGATTTATTACGTCAAATGTATCTTGAAGGTTCGGTTATCTGTGAGGGTGATTGGGCTTTTGATATTGACTGGAAGTCTACAGGTTGGTTTGATAGCGATACATGGGGCAGAGCTAAAGTTGACGCTTTTGTGCATGATGCTAATAACCCTACGGTAGCTAGAGTTATAGACTTTAAAACTGGTAAGTATGAAGGCAACCAAGAAAGCCATAGAGAACAATGTGAACTTTACGGGGCGGTAGTGTTAGCTAGATACCCAGAAGTAGAAAGTATAACTACTGAGATGTGGTATTTAGATCACAATAAGATAGAACGTTATATGTATACACCAGAGAGTATAAAAGCACGTAAAGAAAAAATAAATGAGAGAGCTATTATTATGACTACCGCAGAAGAGTTCCCCGCTACACCTAGTAGTTTTAGATGTAAGTGGTGTTATTACGGTAGAGAAAAAATATGCCCAGACAGATATGATTGAGGTTTATAAAAAATATTTTGAAGAATATAGTATGGATATTATAGATACATGGGACGAACCTAATGTACGTGAGTTCAAAGGTAAGTTAGTCAAAGGTAGACCTACAAGAGGCTTTGGTAGTTCTAGTTTTAATTATGCTGGTAAGTTATATGAACCAGAACCGTGGTCTGATGAGATGTACGAATTAAAACAAAAGAGTGAAAAGTTACTATGGTTAGAACTAGGTATTGATAAACTATTGACTTTTTGTCTTTGTGGGTACTATGGTGTTGATGGCAAAGGTATCCCCCACCACAGCGACACCGTGCCCACACTAGACGATTGTATAGTTTCTATATCACTAGGTGCACCTAGAATATTTGTACAACGTACTTATCAAAACCCAGTCAAAGAACACACTAATACAAGTGAGATAGAAACTAAAATAGAAAATTTTAAAATTGATGAAAAGTTTTACCTATTAGAACACGGTGACGTCATAGTGTTTGACGGTCATAATCAAATGTATACAACTCACGCTGTACCTAATATGGAACACGCGGGAGAACGTATAAACTTAACTTTTAGGTCAGGCTTATAAATATATGGAGGATAATATGCAAGATGGCAGTAATTTTAATTTAATATCAAAAATAGCTAATGAGGATGTTGACAAATTAGTAAAAGCTCAAGAGAGCTATGGTGATAGTTGGCGTAGTCGTGGTGGGGTAGGAGCCTTTATGATGTTAGCCCGTAAGTGGGATAGGATAGAAAATCAGGTAACTAAAGACGGTTACAATATATTCGACACTATTTATAACGACCCTAGTAGTACAGGTATATTAGATGATATACGGGACTTACGTAGATACTTACTACTAGTAGAGGGTTTTATGAGTAACGGTGAAAACTTTGATTAGGGGTATAACGTTTAGTGCTTTTGATTTATTTCATGCTGGGCATGTAGCTATGTTATCTGAGGCTAAAGGTGAGTGTGATTATTTAATAGCCTGTATACACTCTGACCCTAGTAAAGAAAATACTAATAAGAATAAACCTATACAAAGTTTATTAGAACGTCAAATACAAGTAAACGGTTGTCGTTATGTAGATGAAACTATTGTATACGAAAGTGAAGAAGACTTACGTAATATATTAAGGACTATACCTTGGGACGTTAGAATTATAGGTGAAGAATATATGAATAAACATTTTACAGGTAAAGAAGAATTTAACTTACCTAGTAAAAAAGTTTATTACAACTACAGACAACACACGTTTAGTAGTAGTGAACTGCGTAATAGAATTAAGGATATCGATTGATGTCTACACAACCAAGTTTGTTTACGCCCGAGGTGGACTGGTCTCCTCCTAGTAGCTTTCCTGAACTAAGTAATTATAGTGAGGTAGCTATTGACCTTGAGACGAATGACCCATTGCTCCTGTCTCATGGTCCATCTTGGGCTTTTGCTGATACTGGTCATGTTACTGGTATAGCCATAGCTACTAAAGACTTTAGTATGTACTTTCCTATTCAACATAAAGGCGGGGGTAATTTAGATAGAAGAATGGTACTTAACTGGTTTACTAAACAAATGAGTTACAGTAATGATAAAGTTTTTCATAACTCTTTATATGACTTAGGTTGGATTAAACGTATGGGTATTAAAGTAGAGGGTACTATACATGATACTATGTTCGCTGCCCCTTTAATAGACGAGAACCAGTATGGTTACTCTTTAAATAAATTAGGTGAACGTTACTTAAATGAAATAAAAGATGAAACACTTTTAAAAGAGGCAGCACAAGCATATGGTCTTGACCCTAAAAAAGACATGTGGAAGTTACCCGCTAAATATGTAGGACAGTATGCTGAACAAGATGCAGCACTTACGTTAAAACTGTGGCAGATATTTAAAGAACTATTAAAGAGTGAGAACGTAGAAAAAATATATCAATTAGAAACTGGGCTCATACCTATATTATTAGACATGAGATACAAGGGCGTACCTGTTGACCTTATTAAGGCAGAAGAGGTAGGTAAACAACTTAAAAAAGAAGAAGAAAGTATATTAAATAATATCAAAAAAGAACACGGCGTTTACCCTGACCTCTGGGCTGCAGCTTCTGTGGCGACAGTATTTGATAGGGCGGGGTTGAGTTATCCCCGTAGTCCTAAGATCAACGCCCCTAGTTTTACTTCAGCTTGGTTAGAAGGACACGATAATAAGTTAGCTAAAGATATAGGTAGAGCACGTAAACTTAATAAAGCTAGAACTACTTTTATAGATAAAATGATTTTAGAACACAGCGTCAATGGTAGAATACACGGGGAACTGCATCCCTTACGTAGTGATACTGGCGGTACAGTTACGGGTAGATTTAGTAGCAGTAATCCTAATCTACAACAAGTACCAGCTAGGCACGATGTCATTGGACCTATGATTAGAAGCGTGTTTGTACCTGAACCTGATCATCACTGGGGTTGTTTTGATTACTCACAACAAGAACCTAGACTAACGGTACATTATTCAGCCGTAACTCAACAAGAGGGTGCTGACGATGCAGTTGACGCCTATAGAAATAAAAACGCAGACTTTCACCAAATAGTAGCAGATATGGCTAATATAAGCCGTAAGGAGGCTAAGGTGATAAATTTAGGGCTAAGTTATGGTATGGGTAAAGATAAGCTTATAAGTCAGTTAGATTTAAGCCCACAAGAAGCAGAAGAATTATTTGATACTTACCATAGCCGAGTACCTTTTATCAAAGGGTTACGTGATCAGTGTGCTAGGTTAGGAGCTAATAGAGGTTACATAGTTACTCTACTGGGGCGTAAGTGTAGGTTTAATTTATTTGAGCCTAGCTTTGAACGTAAAACACCCTACCCTTATGAGGAAGCAGTAGAACGTTACGGTGAAAAAGTTAAACGAGCTTTTACTTATAAAGCCATGAACCGTTTAATACAAGGGTCAGCAGCAGATATGACTAAAAAAGCCATGGTAGATTTATATAAAGAAGGATACTTACCACACACTCAAGTACACGATGAGTTAGATATATCAGTAAAAGATATTAATGATTGTAAAAAGATAATTGAAATTATGAGTGATTGTGTTAGTATCAAAGTACCCAACTTAGTTGACGCTGAGATAGGTGACAGCTGGGGTACAGCCGTAAAAAATTACGAGGATTACTTTAATGTTATTTGATGTATTTATTTACAGTATAGGAACTTGGGCAGGTATTATAGTTTTATCTACTATTTATTTAATAATGTACGACGAATGGAACAACAGAAAATAGACAAAGACGACATAGCGTTTATTTATTTTACTGATGACAGCTATAAACGGGTTATCAAGTTCGGTATGCGTAATATGCATAAAGTAAAAGGCGGTGGTGTTTGGGTAGGTGACCCTAAAGTTATGGCACCAAGTAGTACCGTAAATGAGTGTGTTAGGATATATAATGTGCATGCTAAAAATAAAGTAAAAACTTTTGATAGTCCTAAGGAAGCACAAATAAAACTATATAATATAGGGTATAAAAAAGCAGTTTTTATGGAGAAAACTGATATGAAAAATATTTATCAAACTAAAAAAGTTGACATAGCTAAACCAGACAACCACTGTAAAACTGTCCGTGGTCGTGACCCTTGGGATACTGACTGGTTGATAGAACGTACTGATAAAAACCCACTAAGTCAAAACATAAAGAATAGACTTACTAACTATGTTGATGTTAATAAAGGTGAGCCCACTATAGCCAATATATTAAAGTTCACTGAATTAGATATTAATGATATTAAATATGATATAAAGTTAGGGTATATCAAAGCATATAAGGTAGTGGATGGTAAGAAAAAATACAAGTAAATACGAGACAATACACGAGGTCACTTACTTTGACCCTGATACAACAGGTGTGTGGTCGCCTATGAAACTTGAAGTACAAGTAAATAAAAACCACCCTAAGTATTTGAATCTTTTACTTAATGAAATTAATATTTACGCTTGGCTACAAGATAACACACCAGAGTTAGTAGAGGCTATGTTAAAAGCCATAAAGAATCATTCACAACACAGTAATTATCATTTCGTTAGGGTTAGGGTAGTGCCTGAGACACTTCACTAAATAAATTTTACATCACGTTAAAGTATAGGTATAGTAAAGTATATGGATAATATAAATTGGAAAGAAAAAAGGATAGCGGAAATAAACAGTATGGGTTATCCCGCTGATGATAGTCACCCCTACTTTGAAGAGGTGCACGCTATTTATGAAAGTAAAGCTACTAGTTATGAGGAGTTTTTAAATGACTTTAGAGACGGATCTACCACTACCCACTAGGGAGGGTGGTACTAATAATAAGTACGACTTTTATAAATTGACAGAGTCGGGATACAGTATGAGTTATCCTGCACCTGATGATTTAGCGGTACAACGAGTACGTATCGCTGCCAGTAGATATGGTACTCGCAACTCAATAAACCTTACCACCCGTATAGTTTATGAGGAAAATGAACGTAGGATAAGGGTATGGCGTACCGAGACACCAGAGTTGTAATAGGTAAAAACAATCAACTTGAACCCCTACTATGTGCCCTAGACACCTGTACCGAACCCGTTACCGGTAATCAAGAAAAATTTTGTTCTAAAAAATGTTGTGTAAAAGCTAGTGCTAAAAACCATGGTGAAAAATATAAAGGCGTTTATAAAGATTTAGATTGGGGTGCTGGACCCAGAGGTTTAGTTAGCCCCAGTTCTATAAAACATAATGAGACACACGTTTCTATTACTAACTTCGCCGTAGATGACTACCACGTTGACCCAGATATTTACGCCATAGCGGAAGCTAATCACGAGAAATACATACGTGATAGAGATGAGCACGAAGCTAGAGTAGTTATTGACGGTTTACAGGTATTTAAAGATTCTTATAATGAGCACCACGATATTAAATATGAAAAATTAGTTAGCGATAAAAGAAAAGCTAACTATACTGAAGATCAAAAAATACATAGAAGAAACGTCAACCGTGACTATCAACGTAAGAATAAAGAAAAAATTAGAGCTAGGGCTAGGGCTAGATATAAAGCTAACCCAGATAAATATAGAAAGTTAAGTAAAAGGAATAATTACTACAAAAAACAACCTGACTTATTTAAGTTTGAAAAATGGCTAAGAAAAAGAAGTTAACACCAAGACAAGAGAAGTACGCCCAGAACGTAGCTAAAGGTATGAGTAAAAAAGAAGCTGCAGTTGGGGCGGGATATAGCGAGAAGAATGCAGCTAGAGCGGGGAGTATGCTAGACAGTAAAGCTAACCCGTTAGTGAGTGAACGTATACAAGCCTTACAGAAAAAAGCAGCCAAGAAAGTAGAGCTTGACCTTAGTACCCATTTAACTGATTTAAAAGACATACGTGAAGGAGCCGTGCGTAACGGTGCTTGGTCTGCTGCGGTAACTGCGGAAGTGGCTAGGGGTAAGGCAGCAGGACTTTACATTAACCGTAGTGAACTAGTAGTTAATAAAGTAGAGACTATGAACAAAGAACAAATACTAGAGCGTTTAAAAGAATTATATTATGAAACTGGCGGTATATTACCAGCAGGTAAAATAATAGAAGGAGACAGTGAAACTATTGACTGATGAAAAAGTAAAAGACTTATACTCAGCCCCCTACTTACTAAAGAATACTATGCTAGGTATAAAAAGTGATTGGATGCTTAATAAAACTACATGGGAGTTAGTTAAAAGTAGCATAAAAGAAATAAAAGAGTTTGAGGTAAATGACGGTAAATATGACCTTGAAACTGAACTTACTAACTACCCTAAGCAACTAGTGAACGACGTGTACAGCGTACCGTTATTTACACAAGAGTTCTGCGACATGTTAATAGATGAAATAAAAAACATTAATGACGCTTACAACTTAGAGTTTGAACCTAATGATACTGAGGACTATTACCGACAGATACCTGAAATAACTCTAGCTGATAACGTACCCGTACTACATGATGTGTTGTGGTCTATAGTACAAAACGTTTTGAACCCTATATTTTTCGCTGTGTGGCAACGTTATTCAGTACGTCCAGGCAGCATACAGATAGCTAACTACAACCCTAAAGAAAAGGTTGAGGGAGCTTGGCACCATGACCAGTCTGCAGATATCTCGGTGGTGGTGCCTCTTAATACTGGTGGATATGAAGGCGGGGGTACTGACTTCTTTAACCGTGGAACAGTTGACCCTTTACCTAACGGTCATGCTTTATTTTTCCCTAGCTTTACTCACATGCACAGGGGTAAGGCAGTGCTGTCGGGTGACCGCTACTTACTGGTATTTTGGTTATTAGGAAATTACGACTAGGCTTTACATTTACTACCATCTTTATTTTAATATAACTAGGTTATAAGCTACCTACAAAGCAGGGGGATAAGCTCCCCAAATAAGGGTAGGCTAAGATACTAGTTAAAATACGTTGCGTGGCGAGACTAGATGGCTTATAGTTTAGGTGGTTACTGTTAGGAAGACTAGTCAAAGGGGAATAGTAACAAGCGTCCTATCCCTCAGTGACCACCGCCTTTATTTTTATTCAGGTGTGCTATGCTTAGCATAGCTACAACCTACACCTGATAGGAGAGTGGGACTCCGTAGGGTTTATTATGCCCTGTTCATAACTCACTCTCCGCCTTTTATTTATTTACAAGACAAGGTAATATATCAATATGGCTTTATCACTTATAGTTAGCAACGGTAAAAAACTCAAAGAGCCTATTACCAAAGAAAAGACAAAGACATGGTACGTCCCGTACACAACTATCGACGTCGAGATGCACAAGATAGAGGCAGATACCTATGAAGAAGCAATCAAAAAAGCTAACTTGCGTAATCGTAAAGGTAAGGTAAGAACTTATACTCTACAAGAAACACACTCAACAGACGCTTTTTTACGCCCAGATATAGAGAACCCTAATACCTTGTTCGACCGCTTTATTCACTGCTTTAATATTCATATAGAAGATTTTGATAAAAGGTAGTGATCAACCCTGATCCTAAATATACTTTACCTATACTTTAAATAATATAGGAGGAAAAGTATGGAAGACGATATTAATAAAGCGATAGCCACCCTTGAAAAAGCGGTGCAATTTTATATTAATAATAACGACGACGCCCTAGAGTGTAGTTCACTTTACGGTAGTTTTACTATGGTCAAGTTAGCGTTAGAGCAATTTAGTTTACTCGGTAAATTAAAGACTGACGCTTACGGCGTACCGACTGGCGTTGAGGCTAAACGTAATGCTATGTAGCGTCTGTAGACTTGTTAAAGTACCCGAACCTAGACTTAGGCTAGGGTACTCTACCTGTTTAACTTGTGGTGAGGTAGCAGCACAAAAGTTAGCTACTTTACGCAAGAAATCTATAGCTCCCGCTTATAATAAGGGGGCGTACCAATACATTACGCTCAAAGATACTAAAACTATAGGGAGGTAGTTATGAGTAAGACATTTGAAGTATTAGCTTTAATCACTAAAAAAGAATATGTAATGGTAAAAGCTAAGGATGGTTATGAAGCTTTAGAACGAGTTGATACTAATGAAGAAAATATTTTTGATAAAAGTATTATGCGTATCGATGCAAGATCTGCTGTGGAGGTAGTAAAAGATGACTGAAGATATACGTAACAGTTTTAAAATCAATAAAGACGGCGTATTAGAAAGCGTACTAGAAAATGAGGACACTGGTGAAAGAATACCAGATACCCCCACTAGTGAAGAGCTACCTAAACACTTGAAGCACTTGAGCCCAAACGCTATAGCCAACTTGAGATATTTATTTAGAGGTTAGGTTTACATCAAACCTGACCGTTTATATTATTTAATAGTTAGTTAATTTTATAGGAGAAAAATATGACACAAACTAATACTAATAATAAAGAAAACGAGTATCAACCTTATTTTGATTTACTCGACACCATGCAAGATGGTATGAATATGTACGGTGCTCCGTCTAAACTTAAACAGATATTCCCTAATATAAGTAGACGTGAGGCTGTAGATATTACTTCCGCTTGGATGAAAAGTAAAACGGGGGCTAATGATGAGTGATAAATTACATAAATATAATTCATATAAAGCCTTTATGGTTGACCCTTTTGACCAGAGCACCAGTATAGTTGATTTAGCCGTAGATGAGTTCGGGTCTATACTAGGTAGCAGTAAAGCGGTTATTGACTGTAGTACTATTGATATTATTACTTTAAATGATAAGCATATGGCTATAGTTGATGACGAGGGTTTATTCCGTAATGATACTAGATACTGTAAGTTAGCTGAGTACCCTCAACCCTTGGCGGGTAAGCTATTGATACTGGGTTATGACGAAGACGGCGAAAGCTGTAGCGTTGATAACGAATACGCTGAAGAACTTAGTAAGACTACTAGGTTTATGTCAGAAGACTTTGAGGGCGTTGAGCCTAAGTTCGAGTTTGTAAGTTGGTCATGAAAGACATACGCGAAGATAACTGGATCCCAATCAATAATATAGTTGATTGGGGTTACAGCCGAGGACTATTGCCCGTTGACCCTACAGACATACAGGCTAAAAGTAGTCAAATGATTAAACTTACCGAGGAGGTAGGTGAACTGGCTAATGGTATAAGTAAGCAAGACCTTTGGGAAATAGCTGACGCTATTGGTGATTGTATGGTGGTGTTAATACTTATGGCACATCAACACGGTTTGAGTGCTACCCATTGTTTAGAGGTAGCCCATAACGAAATAAAAGACCGTACAGGTACTCTTAAAGATGGTTATTATGTTAAGGACTAACCTTTACATGCTTTATGACCCTACTTATTATAATACTAGGTTTTAATTTTATAGGAGAAAATTATGAATGACATTTATACTGACTTAGGTGACGGAGTATTTAGCGACCCAAAAGGTAACTTGTACCACGAAGAAAGGGTATTACGCTACCGAGTAATGTACCAACGCAGTGATACTAAAAGTCCCGACCGTTGGTCGTTATACAGTAGCCACGCTAAAAAAGATAAGGCTGTTGAGTTTATGCAGAATATGATGAGCGAAGAGCCTGACAATATGTTTAATTGGATGCTCAAAGATACAGGTGAGCCCACTAAGATAAAGAGGTTAATTTACTAATATGATTAATTTTGAAGAAGTATTAAACTGTGAACTTTGTCCTAGAGACATAGATATACACCGTGACACTACGGGTAAAGCTTACTGGAACCAAGGGCATAACGCCGAGCCGTTAGCTGAGGGTAGGTGTTGCGATATTTGTAACGCTACTAAAGTTATACCAGCTAGATTAGAGGCTATGCGCCGAGCTGATAGAAGAGAAAGACGGTTAGAAACTTTAAATAAAACTAAAGCATATCTGCGTCAAATAAGTGATAATGAATAATTTAATAATACAACTAATAGGAGCATTTTCCCTGCTCCTTTTTATCACCGTAATATGGTGGAGGAGGATAAAATAATGGGATTAGATTGTTATATTGTACACAATAATGACCGTGAAAGAAAGTTCACACACGAGGACGATGACCGTATCAAAGATATTAATTTATGCGGTGGTATGTTTAGTGGCTTCGGTGTTGACGGTTCATTTAGGGGTAAGTTCTATAACCCCTTAATCTTTGAGCTAAGTAACGGTGAGCATACTTGGTATATTGACCAAAGCGACGAGGACCCCTACATCTACAGCGATACCTTAAAAGAACAAGCTGATTTATTAGCTGACTTAATACAAGTTAAAGTAGATATAGCTGATGAGGACGGTATAGTTATAGGTGATGAAGACATAATTTATCAGTCTAGGTGTAACTGTGAATATACTTATAAAGAGGTTCAAGACCTTGAGATCCTGCTCCGTGTGGCAGCAGAGCGTAAAGCGGTCATGACGGTATGGTATTAATAACTTTTTGACCGTCGCCCCCATGTATATTGATCACGCTTATAATATATTTATATTAATTAAAAGGAGTATAAATTATGAATGATCTTAAAAATTATGTAGAATATGCCCAACCAGTCATAAAGGCTATACGGGAGAATCATAATCAGTTTTGTAGGCTTCAATACTTTACGGTTAGTCCTGAAGACTTAACTGTTGAGGCGGGTTTACTAAATTTTATGAGCGAAACTAAAAACCTCCCTGAACACTTTAGCGGTAATATACCTTTAGTGTATGCTCAGTGGGGTGAGGAAACGGGGGCTAGTATAGTGCTTAAACTTACCGCTGAACAGCGTAAGTTATTAAGTCCTGAAGTAGCTAATACTATACTGGGTGAATACTATAAACTGTGGGAAGACGGCGTAGTTTATTTATTCATGGACCATGAATATTATTCTGACGCAGCTGGTTTTACGGTCACTGAACAGATTGATCCTACTAACGGTGGGGTAAGTAATGCTATAGATTTACTTTCACAGTCACTGCGTATAGATTACCTAAGTATTGAAAATCCTTACTGTGGTCTTGAGTATCATCTTGATATGATGAGCCAAACAGATGAGAGTGAAAGGAGTAAATTATGAATATCTTAAAAAATTATGCCGACCAACTTAAACCTTTGAACAAGGTCATGAATGATTATAACGAGTTCTGGTATGCTCAATACTTTGATTATAACCCTACTGCTTTCCGTATTTCATCTTATGGCGGTGGTTGTTATTTTAATGAGTGGGAAAGTGGTCAAGATAAAAAGCAAGATGGTTATATACCTATGCTCAGTGTCTCGACTTCTGAAACCAATGGCTATACCCTTACTGAATTTAATAATAAAAATGTTAACAAACTCATTAAGGAACAACCTAACGTGTATGAGTGGCTTGAATATATAATGCGTCGTGAAAGTCAGGAAAACTGGGAAGGATTCGGGTGGCGTGAGGATAAAGAATACTGTCATGGTATAGCTTCTGAAACTACTACTGGTGTTTATACGGGTGATGAAAAGTCACCCAATAAACTAATACTATGTTTCAATACTGGTGGTGGTGAAGCCTACGATCAACAACTACTTAAAGTCATAAGAATTAAAAAACCTTATGATGAACTTTATTATGTCTCAGAATTTATCTCAGAATACTGTAGCCCTAAAATTAATGTATAGCTGTTCCCTATATATTGGCTGTGGAAAAAAGTTTTTCTAAAACTGTAAAAGTTTTCTATTTAGCCAATAAGCCAATAGCCACTGAGCTTAAAAGCTCGTTCTTACTCCTTTAATCGTGGTTATTGGCTACCCTATTACCGACCTATTGCCTATTTGAAGACAATAGTATTTAGTTGGGTAATTATTGGTACCAACTAAAGTAAAACATGTGACAGGTTTGGTAATTGAAATAACCGAATATCTACTCTATATATAGAGACAACTGAGAAAGCCTAGAGACAAGGACAACGGACCAAAATATATGGACCATTGACCATTGACCATGAGACAAAGACAAAGACATCATGATCGTGATCCAAAGAGAACAGCCAATAGCACATGAACCATGATCCTTGGTCCGTTGTCCATCGTGATCATGATCAAAGACACAAAGACAAAAGACAAAGACACAAAGACAAAGACATTAGGTCCATTGACCGTGGTCCTTCATGATCTTGATCTTGGTTGGCGGTAAAAAAATGGGGGGCGGTTAAACGCCCCCCGCTGGGGTAGTACTAGCTTTCTAGTACTATAGCCCCCTTTTTAATATCGTAGTTTAAATGGCTACGGTAATTATTACTACCAAATAAACCGCTATATATTTCAACTAAGTCGTTTAAGGTTTTAGCCTTAGTTGCTTTAGTTAACCTAGTTTGGTTTAGGTTAACGCCTTCAACCCTAGCCTTAGCCGTATTTACGCTAAGTACAGCGGGGTTAGTAGCGGGTTTAACGCTAGTAGTATTTTTAGTTTTAGTATTAGTTTTCATATTTACCTCCTACGGTTTATTAATTAATACCCTATTATAATAGCGCAAAGTATAGTAAAAGTAAACCCCTAAATTAAAAAAAGGCATACTTTTTTTGAACTAAAAAGTAAGTAAGTACTTACTAACATTTTGTTCCCTGCGGGGCACACAGGCGAGCAGAGCTCGCACACAGCGTCGCCTGACGGCGACCACAGAGCCAGCAGAGCTGGCACACGCACAGGCGTGAAGAAGACAAAAGTCCCTGGAGACGCGTTTTAAGTCCTTCCAGCGGGTCGCAGCAGAGCTGCGACACAGACGACCCCCACCCCCCCTTATACGGTTAACGGTATATAAGTAGCCTATACTAACATTTTCAGGCTCATTTACCGTACAAATTAAGTTTTGAACTAAACGTCCTATACTAAAATTTTTTGCAAAATTTTTTTATAATATTGAGATGTCTAAACGCTTAGTAAAATATTTTGAGTCAATCAGTGAAGTTTGTCCTTACTCAGCCCCCTCATATAAAAACGGTAAACTATTAGTATTAGATTACGACCCTAAGTTAATAGAAGAGTATTATCATGTTATAGATGACTATGATGCCATTATGTTTGAGTGTCACTCCTCGACGTCTCGCGAGGCACTTATGGACATACTTGAAGATTTACATGACGAGCGTCCACGAGCCAAGTGGTTTTGGTCACACCCTAAGGATAAAGATCATAGTACACCTAAACCTAGTATAATCATGCAAAATAAAGTAAACTTGAAAAAAGCACGTAAGGAATTTTTTAGTAAACATGTCATTAGGTAACCGACCAACATACGCTTATCCGAGACCAGACGCTACTGGTTTAGAAAAACGTTTTCGTAGCAGATCACAAAATTATCCACAAATTGTTAATGATTTTAAAACAGGTAACGTAGAACAAGCTTACGAGTCCTTTGTCCAGCTACCGTTCCTTGATCAAATGACCATGTACATGACTCCTGGTCTAGGTAATATAATTGACGGTTATGAGGCTAAGTATTTTAAAGAAAAAGAAATTGAAGCTTTAGAAAAATCAGGGCGTAGACCTACAGAAGAATATGAAGTTGACTTAATGATGCTAGGGTATAACCCTATGGACGGTCCACTAAATAAACCCACTATGCCTAGTCCTTATAAAGGTTCAGGTGAAGCTAGGTTGTTTGAAGGTTTAAGTGGTTTGTCCGCTGCTAGTTCATTAATAGGTGTGGGTGAAGTACCTAGTTTATTAAAAGGTGCTGCTTTGTTCGGGTTACGTAAAGCGGGTAAATTAGGAGCTGATACCCCCGCTAAACCTAAAACTGGTGGTGAAGGTGGACCCCCGCCTGAGGGACCAGTAGCCCCCGTTATTGAAAATAATATAAGATA